GGCCAGTGGGCTGAGCACTTTGTCAACCCCGAGACTAAGCGCCTCGTAAAGGCCAGCAGCTGCGGCTTACGGCTCGGACACCGCGAGAAGTATGAAGACCCTTCGTTCTGACAATCGGGGCCAGTCGGCCCCCACTGGAGTAACCGAATGTTCACAGTAACCGAAGACCGCACCAACCGCGACATCCCGCCCGAAATGGACGTACATCGAGCACGCGAACATTACTTGTCGATGAGCAGCGGGTTCGTATCTAAATTAACGCCGCCAGTCGTTACCTCGCACGGCAATCGCTGGATTTTTCGAGGCGATTTGAGCCAGATCAGCTTGAAGGGTTATGGGGCCGAACAGCTCATCGCACAAACCCAGAGCGACAAACTCGTTTACGTAGCGCCTCGAGCCGGCATGGCCCCCAACGCGATTGCCACGCTCGGGAAGCTGTATGGCAAGAAGTGCGTTTTCTTTTGCCCCGCAGCCAAAGAGCCGTCGGTGCATCAACGTGCTTTGCTCTACCATGGTGCTGAGCTGCGATTCGCCAAGATCGTCCGCATGCCGAACCTGAACGGTTGGGCAAAAGCTTGGGCTGAAAAACACGGTGCTGAGTACTTGCCACCCGGCTTGTCCAAAGCGCCGTTGGTGACCGCAGGCATTGTAAAGCTGGCTGCTCAGATTAGCGAGCAAATCGGCGGTGACCCTACCGAAGTCTGGATGAGCGTTTCGACGGGCACCGCTATCCGAGCGTTTCAGATCGCTTGGCCAAACACCAAATGCAAAGGCATCGCGGTTGCGCGAAACATGCAACCCGGCGAAATCGGCCACGCAAAGATCATTGGATCTGCGTTACCGTTCCTGAAACCGGTAGCCGAAGAGCTGCGCCCGCCGTTCGACTCCACCGTGAACTATGATGCTAAGTGCTGGAAAAGCTTCGAACAGTATGCAGCACCCGGCGCTATATTCATCAACGTTGGTTCTGACGCTATCATCCAAGCTCAACACGATGCCGTGAAAGATATACCCGTCGACAGCCAACGCGATTGGAACGATAAAAGAGATTTACGATAACTATGGAGAACTGAAAATGCAAAAGAAACGCAACATGCGCGGCGACCCTGGCAGCCTCGATGACGAGCCGAGCTGCTCACAAGACCCCGCGCACCCCCACGGTTTTGACCGCAACGCCAGCCACAGCGCCGGACGTTACGTGTGCCTTTGCGAAGGGTTCCTGGACGCCACCGTGGACGACGGCTCGTTGGCCGTGGTGCGCAAGCTGGCGCAACGCGACGACTACGTCATGGTGCACGCCACGGAACTGAAAGAGCTGCTCGCTCAGTTGGACGAGCTTCGCGATCGGGTAACCGCACTCACGCACAAAGAGGAGAAACAAAGATGGTGAAGAACTACGTCGCGGGTCAGTCCACGTGGCGACTGCCCGCCGAGGAGCCCCCGCCGCTCGGCGTGAAAATGCTCCTCCTGAACCGAGGGGGCGTATGCGTCATCGGAACCTGGGGCGCGTGGGCGTTGGCCTGGGCACCGTTGCCGCTCATCCCCGAGCACATAAAAGCCGCGCTGCTCCCGGCGGGGTATGCTCGGCAGCCCGAATCCGTTGAGGATTGGAAACTACACGCAGGAGACGCCGCATGAGCCGAGAGCTAATGAAGCTGGCGCTAGAAGAATTGCAAAACGCCCGCGATCATATTTACCTACTGCCCGAGAACGAGCAGCCTCTCACCGAAGAGCAGATTCTCAACCGCATCAACGCGGCTATCACCGTTCTGCATCAAGAGGTGTACGGCGACGCCAATGACACATCCCAAAAACGCGCAGGGCAGCAAGAGCCCGTAGCGTGGATGCACACAACCGGAACCGGGCATGTGTACTTCCGCAAGAAACCGCAAGACAAGGTGTTCAACCCGCAGCCTGTGTTTACCGCACCGCCAAAAGCTGCTGAATGGGTTGGGCTAACGCTAAATGAAGCAGAAGATTTCTACGAGAAATACCCTGACAGGGCGGAGCTCATTAACGCTATAGACAAGTTCCTTGAGGAGAAGAACACATGAGCGATTCATACGATGATTACGAGGCGCAAATGCAACTTGCGGAACACGAATGGGAAATGGTGAAAACTGAACACGACCGTGCCGTCGAGTTAGGGAAAGCGTATGAGCGTGGCTGGAATGCAGCATTAGCGCAGCAAGAGCCGGTGGCGTGGATATCAGAGGGCGGCGATGTGTCTCGTAGTAAACGGTATATGGATGAAATGGGATTTAAATGCAACCCCCTCTACACCGCACCACCGAGGCGTGAGTGGGTCGGGCTAACGGATGAGGAGCGCCGACAAATTTTGCTGGACGATCCAATAGATTGGATTACCGCCATTGAAGCCAAACTCAAGGAGAAGAACACATGAACACCGCCGACTACGAACGTGCCTTGCAGGACCTTGAGGATATCAAACGCACCCTGGCCGCGCTCCGCGCCAACGTGAACATGTTGATGTTTGCATCCGCAGCGGCCGAGAACGAGCAGTGTGCCCGGCTAATCGAACGCATGGGCACGGACGGTTACGGCACGTTGGCCATAGCCGCTGCGGTGCGACAGCGCATGTTTGACGGCCCCGGCGCAGTCCATTGAAAAAGACCCCGCAAACTGGTTGGGTATAATTTGCTTTATTTTCGAGGCTTGTGCATAATTAAAAACCGTTCAACCCCATAACAGATAACTACGATGGACTTAAGACCCTATCAACTTGAGGCGGTCGAAGCCGCACTCAATGCGCTCAACGCGGGAGGCAACCCGGCGTTGCAGCTCGCCACCGGCACGGGAAAATCCCTCATCATCGCCGAGCTGGCTCGCCGCCGGTTGCCCGGTCGTACGTGGGTGCTGACGCACGTTCAGCAGCTCGTGCGGCAAAATGCCGCCACTTACGCTCGGCATACGGGCGCGGAGCCGGGCATCGTCTGCACCGGGCTAAAGCGCCGCGACTATGACGCGCCCGTAGTCTACGGCACGATTCAGACCGTTATCAGCGCCGCAAAGCGTATGCCTTCGCCCGAGCTCATCATCATTGACGAAGCACACCGCGTTCCGCACAATCACGGCGAGCCCACGCAGTATGAGCGCCTGCTCAGCGGGCAACCCCACGCTCAACGCATCGCAATGACCGCCACCCCATGGCGCATGGACAACGGCGTGATTTACGGCGAGGGAGAAAAGTTCTGGTTCGATCGGCTGGCGTATTCTTATAACGTCCCACGCGCTGTGCAGCAAGGTTACCTCTGCCCGCTCGTGGGGGTTGAGACCGCCGTTCAGCTCGACGTGGCGGGAGTGCGTAAAGCCGAGGGCGACTACGTGCAGTCCGAAGTGGCGTCGCTTGAGACTCAAGAGTGGCTGATGAGCGTGGCCCGGTCGATTGCGGAGCTGGCCGTGCGCCGGCGTTACATTGCCGTTTACTGCCCGACAGTGGCGGCTGCAGACCGAGCTGCGCTCGTCATTGGCGCTATGACCGGCTGGACAACCGAAGTGCTGACTAGCGCCCTGCCCGAAGAAGAGCGGCAAGCCGTGTTGGGCCGGTTCATGCGCGGTGAGACGCGAGTTCTGTGCTCAGTTGATATGCTCACCACCGGGTTCGACCACCCGGCACTGGACTGCATCGTGTGCTTGCGGCCCACGTTGTCCTCGTCGTTGTGGGTTCAGATGCAAGGCCGAGGCACCCGGCTACACGACAGTAAGCGCAACTGCCTCATCTTAGACTACGTCGGCAACCTCATCCGGTTGGGCGGCGTTGATATGATGGAGACGTATTACCGCGAGAAAGGCGACGCCGATCAGCTTCAGCAGGTGCCCGCCGAGCCGCGAGAACGCCGCGAGAGGGAAATGCGCCCTGGGTTGATGAACCTTACCCCCATTGACCCGATGACCGGCCAAGAGGCGCAAGACGGCGCAGTGCTGACGGCGCAAGTGCATACCGTCAACAGCGTAGCGATTACAACGCGGCGCGACCCCGCCACCCCGGTGCTGATGGTCAACTACAACTGCACCACCCCCGAGGGCGCACGCCTTCAGGCTTCGCAGTTCATCAACCCGGCGCGACCTGATCAGCGGGCGGTAAAGTTCTTCAATCAGCGGGCGCTGGCAGTGCGGTTACCCTCACCCGCAAAAGCTGTACTGTGGCAGTTGCGCAATGCGTCGCGACAGCCGCAAGAAATCCGTATCATAAAACGTGGGCGTTACTGGAACGTTCTGGAGGAGAGATTCGTTGCGTAGCAAGAAAGATAAACAACTCTGGGCCGTGGACCGCGCCCCCACCACGCTCGACTACGCGTTGGCTTATGCCCGGCTAGGGTGGGCGGTGTTGCCGGTGTGGTCGGTGGACGCTCATGGGCAGTGCCGATGTGGCCGCGCCAACAACGAGCAGGGGCACAAGGCCGGCAAACACCCGCAGTCTCAGCTCGTACCCCATGGGCATCAAGACGCCACAACCGACGCCGAGCGCATTCGTTCTTGGTGGTCAACCGACCCGGACGCGGGCATAGGCGTGAGCTTGGCCGACTCGGGATTGCTCGCGCTCGACATCGACCCGCAAAACGGCGGCGCTGAGAGCCTCGCGGCGTTGGAAGCCGAACACGGTGTTTTGCACTCAGACCTAACGGCGGTTACGCAGGGCGGCGGTGAGCATCGCATTTTCAACGCCGACCCCGAAATGAGTTACCCCGGCTCGCTCGGTAAAGGGCTTGACCTTAAACACAACGGTTACATCTGCGTAGCCCCAACCCTCGGGCCGTCAGGCGAGTACCGTTGGGCCGAAGGGCGCTCCCCGCTAAGCCGCACCGCACCCGCCGAACCTTCCCCGCTGCCGGGACTGATTGCGGCTCGGGCACGCTCGCCCGTTTCATATAATTTGACCGAGCGCGGCGGGGTTCCCGTAGCTACGGCGCAAACGTTTGATGACTTGCGCTCCGCGCTCAAACACGTCGACGCCGACGACTACACAACGTGGGTCAACGTGGGCATGGCGCTCAAACCGTATGGCGAGAACGGTTACAAAATCTGGACTGAGTGGTCGGCGCAAAGCGAAAAGTTCAACGCCGCCGCGCAGCGCAAAAAGTGGGAGCGCGACCTGACTAACCCGCATAGCATTACGTACCGTTCGATTTTCCGCCTAGCGATTGACGCCGGCTGGCCGGGCAACAACGCACCCGCCGTTGCCGGCCCCGGCGAAAAAGCCGCACACCCATTTGCGCTGAGTCGCGCAGTGTTTACGGGTGCGGATCGGGTAGCAATTTTCGAATACATCTTCGACGACTTCATGAGCATCGGCGTCAACGTTGTGGCGGGAGCGCCCGGCGTCGGCAAGACCACGCTCGTGATACCGTTGGCGTTGGCGGCCGCACACCTCTGCCCGACTGATTACTTGATGCGCCCCACGGTGCGCCGCAACGTCATCATAATCACTGAGTCGGTCGAGCAGGTTCAACGCACCATTTACTCGCTGTATAGCTGGGGGTTCACCGGCGCGAGCACCGCCGACTTTGAGGCTCGGGTGCGGGTGCTCGCTGCCCAGCGCCTCGACCCTAAAGCGGTTGGGGCCGTGGCCGACGAGTATCGCGCATGGACTGTGAGTAACGCCCGCACCGACGACCCCGACACCTTTTACGAGGCGTTGCCGCTGGTGGTGTTTGACACGGCCAACGCCGTATTTGACCTTGAGTCTGAAAACGACAACGCCGAAGTTGGTCGCGCAATGGCCGCGATTAAGCAAGCGTTTTCCGCGTTTCCAATCATCATCGTCAGCCATACCGCAAAAATCTTAGGCTCGCAAGAAGCCTCAAACCTCGGGCCACGCGGAGCTTCGGCTTGGACCGGGGATGCGCAGGGGGTTTACGCCGTGTTCAAAGACGGCGAAGACGCCGACGCGCCTCGGGTTCTCAAAGCTGTAAAAGTTCGGTTCCCGGCAGCGTACCCGGAGTTAGTGTTTGAGCTCGTCAGCAACCGCGAGCGCCATCCGGACGTACTCGGCACCCCGCGTGACATATGGTTCGCGCACGCCGTGGCTCGCCCGCTGAAAGCCGGCGAACGCACCGCACTCAAGACGCAAGTCAAAGAGGAGCGTGAACGCACCGCGCTGAATGCCCTCACACATCAGCTGATACGGCTCATTCGCGACAACCCCAACCGCGCTCGCAGCTACTTTGAGCGGCTAGCCACAGCCGAAGGCGGCCTGAAGTGTTCGCAAGAACGGCGTGAGCGACTGATGAACTCCCTGCTTGCAGACGGCCTCGTCGAACGCATTGAGCTCGAGAAACCCCAAGGTCGCGCCAATCACTATGTGCGTGTCAACGAAGAGTTAGTCGCGCAACATTACCCCACCGAGCCCGGCTCGTTACGTGTTTTTAACCCTGACGATGGAGAACTTTAGAATGGAAAACCCCACCCCCCTAGAAAAACCAACCGCCCCGCTATGGCTTGAAGAGTTCAACCGCCAGATCAAACCCGGTAACTGGTGCATACCCGTGGAAGACGTTTGGCGTAAATACGGTTGGGTTCCGCCCTCAAGAGAGTGCCCCACCACAATACGCAAACACGAAACCTACCGCCGTTGGCTGCCCGTTGAGGAGCCCCAATCATGAGCGAGCAAAAGCTACCTCCGCTCGTGCTCAACCCTCGTCAGCGCGAGCTGTTAAACTATTTGAAAAATCGTTCAAAAGCGGTTTCAATCAAAACGTTGGCATGGCGGTTCAGCGTCACAACCGCGTGTATATCGGGCAACTTGCGCCCCCTGCTGATGGCGGGCGAAGTTGAACGAACTTTTAAACTTGAGCCGAGTTCACTGGCTGGAAAAATCTCAAAAGTCAGCTATTACAAGGCCACTAAACCTATTCCGTCTAAAAGAAAACGCCCGGACACACCACCGCCTATGTTTAACGATCCGTTTAACTTGGGGCGCGGGAGAGAACGAGTGAATACCCAAGTGAACTGAAGGGTTATCACTTGCCAAACAATGATTGAATCAACTATAATTCAAACCGTCGTACCTTGATAACTTTACTAACTAGGAGAACTGAAATGCTAAACGACCTCAAACTCACCGCTGCTGACCAACTCGGTTCGTTGCTCGCCGAGATCAAAACCCTCGAAGCTCGCGCCGAGGAAATCAAGACAAAAATCAAAGAGTCCGCTAGTGCTGGTGGCCCACGTGTTATTGAAGGTGCGCTGTTCAAGGCAATTTACAGCGAGTCGAATCGCGCAACGGTTGACTACAAATCTATCGTAGCGGTACTCGCTGACCTCATCCAGCAGCAAAACCCTCAAGTCGACATCAAAAGCGTCATCAACAATCTGGTCGCCGAGAACACCAAGGTTTCCGCCGTATTTGCCGTAAAAGTAACTTCAAGGTAAGATTCATTTCAAGGGGGTCAACCGCCCCCTCAATCTAACTCAACAACTCAAAGGAACTCAAAATGAAAGTACAACTCAGTCAACTCGTTAAAGTCATTGAGGTGCTTAGCAAGATCGAAAAAGCAAGCATGAAAACGTTTCAAGACCCGCAATACGTCGGCGCGTTGCAAGCTGAAGCTTGGTTAGCTATGTGGCCTCTGAAGCACGCAATCGAAGACGCTCAACTTGAAGTCACCGTCGAGGAGTAAGTCTGATGGAACCCTTTCGCCTTACATTCGAGCACGTCATTGGCGGCGTGCCCTGCTTAATCGGTGTGCTATCCTTCGAGAGCGTGCCCGGTACGTTCAGCCGCAACGCCGATAGCGACCTTGACTATTACGGCTGGTTTGACTGCGAGTGGCATGTGCTTGACGAAGACGGTCAGTTGTCACCCGAGCTGGCCGCAAAAGCCACTTGGGCCGAAGATCAAGCCATCCGCGAAAAAGTCCAAGACCTTTTGAGCAAGGAGTTCCGTCGTGCTTAAAATTCTAACTCAACACATTATGCCGCCGGTTCCAGTGCGTTTCTTTGACTGGACAGCCTTTAGTCCTGATTACGAGCCCGGCGACCCGGTAGGTTACGGCACTACGCAGCAAGAAGCTGTCGAAGAATACCTCTCAGCCATTGACGCTCCGCTCGATGTTGAGTACGTCGTTGAAAGGGTTTAAACGATGCGTTACCATCAACAAGGCGATCGTGTGATGACGCCTTCAGGCCTGGGCGTGCTAGAGGCAATCCACGCTGACGGGGGGTGTTCAGTGAGGCTCATCAACCAAGAGACCAACTGGCCATTTCCGCAGTGGGTCGTCCTCCACATCTCGCAAATAAAAGCCGTGCCCGCCCCCAAGTCACCCCCAAGTGTCGAAGATTTTGAAGAAGCACCATTTTGAAACCACAGGAGATTACTGAAATGCTTAACATCGAACCCCATCAAACCGAAACTAGCGAATCACTTTACGCGTGGCTCGAGACCGCCTCAATCGAGCAGCTCATTGAGTTTCACAACAAGTATGCTGAGCGCCGCGTACGGGCGTTTTCAGACCGTCAGCGAGCCGTCGACCGTTGTCGTGAGTTGTGGGACAAACTTCAAGTGTCAGTTGCAGGCAAAGTTGTAAAAGCCAAGGAACGTCGCCCCTCTAGTAACGTAAAACGCCCTGCAATGAGTGACTCATTACGGCTGCCCGATCGAAGAGTGCGTTGTATCGAAACCGGCGAAGTCTGGGAAAACGCTTTGAGAATGCGCCGCGCTCATCCCGACTGGGTGAGCAGCGGTCAGTTAAACCGTTTGACGCGACAGCTTTACACCGCCGCTAAAGCCAACGAGCCGGCCACGGTTCAGATTAACGGACGCACATTTGAACTCGTCAGCTTATCAGGAACTCCAAAATGAACCATCGTAGCCGAAGCGTTTTTGATAGCGGAGGGTTTTTCGTCCTCTGGTTGTTGAGTTGGGTGGCGCTTGTCGCGGCGGGCACAGTCTTAGCGGGGGCGTTTTGCCGCGTCATAAGTTCGCTGTTTAATTTCGGGTGGAACCTTCTATGAACGATAACTGTTGGTGGGACCAAGTTCGTAAGAGCGGCGGACTCGCCCGCGACATGTCGGTGCGCGATGTGGTGGCAATGTTCTTTATGTTGCAATACGCTACCAACGGCGAAACGTCACTGCAAGAAGACGCGTCTAACGCGTTCCTTGCAGCCGACATTTTTATTAAAGAGGGTGGTCGACATGCTAAGGACTGATTATCGGCTGCGGGAAAACCGCCGCGAATACTTCGATAAGCTCTACGGTCTGAACTTGACCTATGGCGTGATGCCGGGGTTGGTGTACTTGTACATGCCGGAGCTGGCGCGACGTTACGACTGGGACGCCGAGCAGCGTCTTTGGTTTGCGTTTTTGAATGGCCTGACTCAAAACCCTATAACGTCGATGAGCCTTGCGAAACGTCTCCCGTCGGTCCCACCCCCTAATGCAAAGCTGACGCAGTTCAGCGAGTGGTTCAATTCGGAGTGGGATCGGTTACAGTTTGATACCGACCGGCGATACCAGAAAACACACACCCCCGAAGCCATTCGCACTTACGCCAACCTTGTTGCTGAACACGGCGGTTCGCAAGCCGCCATGCTCAGCGGAAAAACCTACGCCGAGTTGTGGGCGTTGGTGCGAGGACGATACCACTCGTTTGGGCGACTATCATCGTTTTCTTACCTCGAGTACGTTTACCTAAACGGGTTCGGGGCTGACTGCGATGACTTGCTTTTCAGCGACAAATCAGGCAGCCGCTCCCATCGTAACGGTATGTTGTTTCTAACGGGTAACGACCAGTTAGTCTGGGATAAGCGAGCGGGCAACGGTTTTGACGGCAGCTATTTCAACTTTGAAGGGATGTGCACGTGGATGAGTCGAGAGGCTGACAACCTTCTCTTTGACTTTTCTGAGCAGAACCATGACATTCCGAACGTAAATAACTTTACGCTCGAGAGCAACTTGTGCACGTTTAAGAATCACTTCTTCGGGCGGCGTTACCCCGGCGTTTACGCCGATATGGCTTGGGAGCGTATCGAGTGGGCCGATGCTCGAGGTTTGAGCGAAGTCACGGCGGTGTTCAAAGATATACGCAGTTTGGAGTTGCCTGAATGGTTACGCGCTGAATGTGAAACAGAGCAATTGTCTTTGAAAGAAAAAGCGCGTATATTTCCTACTACGGGTCAGCCCTATCGCGCTGAACACTTTTTATAACGAAACAACTGGAAAACTAACATGCGAAATGTCATCTTACGCATATCGGGCACATTCGGTTCAGGCAAAACCACAGCTGTTAGGCGGTTTCTTGACTACGGCGCTGAAGCGTTAATGAGCAAAGATAAGATAGCCGGCTATCGTGTAGACGTTCCTACCCTACGCACCCCGGTTTACGTCATCGGCAAATATGACAATGTTTGCGGCGGCACTGACGCGATCAAAACTCAAGCTGAAATAGCTCAGCGCGTGTTGAAAGCTCACCCATTAGGGCATGTGCTTTATGAAGGGGCGTTGGTCTCCAACAGCGGACTAGGCGGGCAAGTCACCCAAGCCGTGCACCCCACAGGCTGCGCGGTATATGCGTTCATGAACACACCGCTCGAGCTGTGTATTGAGCGCGTCAAACAGCGTCGCTTGACTGCCGGTAACGAAAAACCATTCGACCCTAAAAACCTTGTCGAAAAGTTCCATTCGGTAGTGAACTGCTACAAAAATTTACGCAATGCGGGTTACGACGTGCGGCTCATTGACTACACTGACCCTCACCCTCAGCTGATGACTATTTTCGAGGAGTTCGAAGCATGATCGAAGACTGCCCCTACGGGCCGCCCACCGCTGATAAGATTGCGTCAATCGAAGGGTTGCTGTATTTTGTTTGGGAGCGAGAGGTAATCCGTATTTCGCGTGAAAACAAACTGCCGCCCCCGTGGACCGAGGACCCCATCCTGCGCGAATACAAGTTCACGAACATCCGCCGCCGCGATGACCGGGTGTCTCAGTGGATCATCAAGTATTTCATAGAGCCTGACGCCGATCGGCCAGATTTGTGGTTTACGCTTTTGATAGCGCGGCTGATCAACTGGCCACCTACGCTGCGCGTGTTGATTTACGAGAAAATTTTGCCCGTTTCGCCTGAGAAGTTCTCGCCCGAGGCGTTCAGCGCTCTTATCGAAGCGTATCGCCGAAAAGTTGATAAAATTTACGGCGGGGCGTATATGGTCTACCCTACCAACAAAGAACCTGCCGGGATAAAAAGCCTTGCATTAGCGCGGCACATCATCGAACCGGCCATCGAACTCAATGCTCAGCTGATCGAAGAGCTGAACTATGAACGCCCACGCATCGAGAACTTTGTAAGCACGTTGTCGGCTTCGTTTGGGTTGAGTACGTTTATGGCCGGGCAAGTTGCCGCCGACCTCACCTATACCGAAAAACAGCTCGGCATGGCAGAAGACCTCCACACATACGCTCCGATCGGCCCCGGTAGCACTAAAGGGCTTAACTATCTTACGGGTCGTAAGTCAACGATGCCTTGGAACCAAGTTCAGTTCAACAAAAAACTCATTGAAATCAAAGACGCAATCGAGACGCAGCTCGACATTACCGACCTCACACTTCATGATGTGCAAAACGTCATGTGCGAATACAGCAAGTATGCACGCACTGTAGTTGGAGAAGGCGTGCCTAAAACCCGCTACAAGCCCGAAAAGGAGTTCTAAAGCCATGGCCTACACAATCACCGCAACGAACGTCAATGAGGCCTTCGCGGAGGTTTTCTGGAAGCTCCGCACGTATCCTACACATGAGCGCAACACGCGTAACGGTCCGGCGATTACCTTTACCGATACGTTCATCATCACATACCTCAAACCTCAAGAGCGCGTGTTGTTCCACGAAGGGCGCGACGCTAACCCGATCTTCCATCTGATGGAATCGATTTGGATGTTGGCGGGGCGTAATGACGTGGCGTTTCTGGAGCGGTTTAACAGCCGCATCCGGCAGTACAGCGACGACGGCGTAACGTTTAACGCTGCGTATGGTTACCGTTGGCGTCGACATTTCGGGTTCGATCAGCTGCTGGCTGTGATTGACCTTTTACGCCGTGACCCCCGGACTCGGCAAGCCGTGGTGCAAATTTGGGACGCCGCCGACCTTACAAGGACAACCAACGACAAAGCCTGTAACACGCAAGTGATCTTTGAAACCCAAGCCGGGCAGCTCGACATGACCGTGCTGAATCGTAGCAACGACATCTGGTGGGGTGCGCTCGGTGCTAACGTTGTGCACTTCAGCGTATTGCAAGAGTTCGTCGCCACGGCACTTCAGGTTCCGTTAGGGGTTTATCGGCAAGTGAGCGCGAATCTTCACCTTTATCGCAATCTCTACAAAGCTGACCAGTACATCACGCTGCCGCCCCAGGCCGGTGATTTTGACCGCTACTGGCGGGGTATGGTCACACCACGCCCGCTGATGACCGAGCCGGACCCGCAACTGTTCCTTTACGAATGCGAGTGGTTCTGCGTCGATCCGCTAGCCCCCAACCCATATCGCAACACGTTTTTGAGCGAAGTCGCCCGCCCGATGGCTATGGTCACTGCGGCTCGCCGAGCCGGGGAAACTGGCCGGGCCGAGGCGGCTTCGGTTCGAGCTACCGATTGGCGCAGCGCTGCTATGGACTGGGTTGAGCGGCGCGAAGCAGCTCGGAAGCGCTAATTTTGCGTTTCAGAAAATGCGACCTATACTTTTATACTCTAGCTTTATAACTTTTAACTCAAGACTACCGAAATGAGAAAAACCCTTCAGTTCATCATCAACGGAAGCGAAGTCAAACGCTTTCACACGCTCACAACGCTGCAAACTGAAACCGTCGGTCACCATTCGCATGGTGTTGCGTGTTTCACCTTGCTGCTAAACCCGGATGCCAGTCGCCAGCTAATCCTTGCCGCGTTGTTTCATGACCTCGCCGAGCAGCACACGGGCGACATCCCCTCACCGGCGAAACGCGAATACGGCATAGGCGATCAGGTTGATAAACTCGAGCGGCGGCTAATGCTCGATGCCGGAATCGTGTATCCCGAGCTCAACGCCTGCGATCAGCGCACGCTCAAGCTCGCCGACATAGCTCACGGGGCGGTGTTTTGCCTACGCGAGGTTCAGCTCGGCAACCGGCGGATGCTCGAAGTCCACGACCGTTATGTTGCTTACGCTCATGAGCTAATTCTGGTAGGGCGTGAGCTTGACCTTTTCAACACCATCAAAGGGTTACGTTATGAGCGCTAACGAAAAACAAGTCGCCGGCTCACACTACCGTTCAGGCATTCAGCATTGGGATTATGTCGTCGCTAACGACCTTGACTACTTTCAGGGCCAGATCACTAAGTATGTAACACGTTGGAAACGTAAGAACGGTCTCACGGACCTGCTCAAAGCGCAACACTTCCTTGAGAAATATATCGAGATCGCTCGACACACTGAGCAGTCCGAAGGTGCTGAGCCTACTTCCAGCTACACCAACCAAGACAGATGAGTACCTGGGTGTTTGATACTGAAACCTACCGCAACCGCACGTTGTTCTGCGCCAAGAACGTAGACACCGGCGAGTGGTTTGACCTTTGGCGTCACGAGCCAGAGGCTCCTGCACGGCTTAAAAAGCTGCTCACCTCCGGGGGCACGTTCGTAGGGTTCAACTCGCGGGAGTTCGACAACATCATCGTAGCGGCGTTTTGCAACACCCGCACAGAGGCTGAAATCAAACGCATCGCTGACGATATCATCAGCAACCGCCTAGCGCCTTGGGCCGCTATGCGTAAATTCATGTTGCCGGAAGTTCGATTTGACTGGATCGACCTGATTGAGGTTGCGCCGTCGTTTGTAAGTCTTAAGGCTTATGGAGCGCGGATGCATATGCCTCGGCTGCAAGATCTCCCAATCCACCACGCTGAACTCATACGCCCCGAGCAGGAAGCGACTCTTCTTGAGTATTGCCACAATGACGTCGAAACAACGGCTGAGTTGCTACGACACCTTGAGAAAGAAGTTCTGCTGCGTGTTGAGATGAGTCGACGTTACGGAACCGACATGCGTAGCAAGTCTGACTCGCAAATGGCCGAGCAGGCTTATATCAGCAGCATGAGACTCGAGCGTCGCGAAAACGAAGTGCCTAAGAGCGTGCGCTATACGCCACCTAAGTTCTTGAGGTTCCAAGACGCCGCGCTTCAACAGCTTCTTGAGCGCGTGGCGGCGCATACGTTTGAGATGAACCCGAACACCGGGCACGTGGTGTTGCCCGAGTTTTTGGGCCACGCAACTATTTCGTTCGGCACTGGCGAGTATCAGCTCGGCGTAGGAGGTATACACAGCGTTCATGACCGGAAAGTTTGTCACGTGGCGGGTAACGACGTCATTTGTGATATTGACGCCGCCAGCTTTTACCCAAGCATCATCCTTGAGTGCGGTTTTGTACCTTCTGGTCTGGGTGAGGATTTCGTCCGTGAGTACCGCAAGATATATGAGCGGCGATTGGAAGCCAAACGTTCTGGTGATAAGACCACGGACGCAACGCTCAAGATTTCGCTCAACGGTACGTTCGGCAAGCTCGCCAGCCGATACTCGGTGTTGTACTCGCCAGATCTTATGTTGGCCGTAACGCTGACTGGGCAGTTTACGTTGCTTATGCTGATTGAGTGGCTCGAGCTAGCAGGCGCGACTACGCTTTCTGCAAACACCGACGGAATTGCTACCCGGTATCCCGCAGCCTTGGAAACCACGGTACAGAAGGTTGTCAGCCGGTTCAGCGAGATTTCGCGATTTGTGTTTGAGTTTACGCCCTATCGCGTACTCGCGATGAAAGACGTAAACAACTACATTGCCGTTAAACCAGACCGTTCGCTGAAAGTTAAGGGTATTTACGCGCCGCTATCGCTGAAAAAGAACCCCACTGCTCAGGTGTGTGCTGATGCCGTCGGACAGTGGTTAGCGCGGGG